ATATCCACCATATAATAATAAAGCTTTACCTATTGGTGACTTAGTAATTTTTTTAAATGCTCTTTTTAATTTACTACCTAACCCATAAGCACGTCTACCATCAAGACCCATGATACCACCAAAAGCTGCTCGTTGTCTAAATTGATCAGGAATAGAGAACCTTGAAACAAAATCATCTGGACGTAATTCAAATGTGTTTTCATCTCCTGTTACATCTTCTGCTACATTTAAATCTGTTGTAGTTGGCCCTGCAATCTGTGCCATAGTTGGTGAAATAAAATCTTGACCATCTCCACCACCTGTAAAAGGAGGAGCAGGTGGTTTATTTATATTTTCAAAATAATCAGCAGCTTGGGTATCTGTGATACCAGTAATGGTGTCATCATCTAAATAATCTTGCGTTGTTTGCGGAGGATTTCTAAATTTATTTATTGCCATAATTGCTCGTATAGGCAGTGGTACAAAAGCTTTTGCAACAGTTGATATACCTTTATTAAATTTATTTTTTCTTGTATTTTCTTGTAATTGTTTATCTAATGCTAATTTTTCTAATCGCATTTTTTCTTTATTAAATCTTGCTATTTCTGCTTTTGCTATTGCAGCTCTGTCTACACCTGCTTGTAAAGAAGGGTTGTTAGCTAATGCTCTTGCAGCACCCGCATCTGAAATTGTGCTAGGTCCAACAGAAAGCTTACTTTGATTTGTCATGTAATCTTGCATACTTTGTTCTCTGTTGTCATCACGATCTCCACCACCTCCAAAACCCGACCCTGCACCAGCATCTCTTCCACCACCTTGAAATGCTGTTCTCATAATACCACCTTCTTTAACATCCATTCTATCTTGTTCTAATGATCTATAATAATCTCTTGGTGACATAAATGGTTCACCAGCTTCTTCTTGACCCATTTTATAATTTCTATATTCATCTATTAGACCAGGCTTCATGGCCATATTACCAATACCTTCATCTTGTTTAGATGCTAATCCTTCAAAATAATCTTGTAATTCTTTCATGTAATCAGGTGTTCCTCTTCTATCTTTCATATCAGGAAACACTCTTTCAAATTCTTCCATGTATTCTTGTAATTGAAACTCAGCCATTTTTTGCTGGTCCTCTTGTGGTGATTTAGGTCCTTGATTACCTGAGTAAGTAATTTCTGGTGCACCTGTATCTAGTGATTCTAATCCTGTTTTCATATAATTTTTTAAGTTAATTTTAAAAGCAGGAATTTAACCTGTGGGTTTCTTATATTACTTGTTTTTGTCAAGTAAATCAAGCTATGTTGTAACAGTTCTTTTCTTAACTTCTAGAGCAGATAATACCACATGTAGCCTGTTTGCTGTGGCTGCTGTTACTTTTAATACTTCACTTTCCTCTAATACTAAAGGAGCAGTTAATAATTCTGTTGTTGCATTAGCAGATACAGCTTTAGTTTTAAACAAACTAAACACAGCATCAGCTGTGTCTGTTATTGTAACTGTCAATGTATCAGCATTTCCTGAGTCTTCAGATACTATAATAGATTTTACAATAGCAGTTGTAGCACTAGGCACTGTATACAAGGTAGTGGCATTAATAGTTGTTAGATCTACTTTTTTATTTATAAATGTATTAGCCAAAGAAATACGCCTCCGCTTCTGCTTCTTCTTTTATATCTTGTTGAAAAGTTGTATTTAATTTTTGCACAATACTATCTATATCTCTAACAAATGATTGTTGTATTTGTTCATCATAATCTTTTGTAGGTTGTGTAAGTGATTGTACAATTCTAGCCATTATCTTCTACCATCCGGTTGTATATCTAATCTAAATGTTCCTAGTTTCCAAAATTGACTTGTACTACTATTAGATACTTTTAATGCAATAGATCTAGCACGTGCTCGCGTATCTATTTTTTGTGTGCTTGATGATACTGTAAATGGACCAAGTGATGAACTAGCTGCAGTGTCATTAGGAAAATCTTTTAAGTTTAATGTAATAACACTATCTCCTGTTTGTGATAAAAAATCTGGTAACACTCTTCTAATTTTCATCATAAACTCACCATCACCTTGCAGTCCTTGTTGACCAATATCAAAATCTCCTGATTGTATATTTGCTGTAATAGAACTAGTTGCTCCTTCTTTAATTTGATCTAATCCTTTTTCATGTTCAAAGTATGTTGATGTTCCATCCGTACACCCAATTACGTGATCTTTACCAGACGCAGCTGTTGTAGCATCTGAATTATATTCTGTTGCATGTGGTTGACCAAACACTGCAGAATCTTGCCATGCAGATCTAGCTAATGTGCCAACAGTCCATACTGGTCGTTCTGGTGTTGAGTCAAGATAATTATAACAGACCATACGGTTCACGGTCCCTGATCCAGAGTTAGGGTAAAACCACATTACTTCTCCAAACAAGTTATTTAGTCCTGCATTGATGTGTTGTTTTGGAATTGTATTAATATCATCGTAAACATGATCTTCTACTAAACATGCAAGTGATTCTAGTTTACCTGTATATCTAAAGAAACCATTTTCTGACATCCAATAAGCAGAACCATCTACCTCTACGGCTGCATTCTTACCAATCAATCCACAGTTAGTACCAACTTGTTGGAATGAAAAAGTAAAAGGTGCGCCGACAAATCTCATAATAAATAACGCTGTATCAGTCCAGACGTAGATTGCATCACGACCTCTAATTGCTCCTACAATTTTAGATCCATCTGCAAGTCTTTGTGTACCTGCTGTATTAGTAGCTGATGGTGCGTATGATGTTGTTGCATCAATAGATTCTTGATCAGAAAATCTAATAAACATTTCATCTCTTGTAGATTTAGTTCCAATTGTAGTTTCTGTTCCAAAAAATATTAAGTGTCTATCTGGTGTGGATACTAAACTAAAAGCTGATGATGTTGGAGCATTAGCAAGTAAAGTTGCTCTAGTTTCTGTAGCCGTTGTAGGATCAGAATCCCATTCAAAAGTTTCTCCACCCGATATAGTTGCAATAAGTTTATTACCAAAATTATCTAATGACCATAATCCAGGTGCTGTTACAATATCTCCAGAAGTAGTTCCGTTCCATGTAAAGAAATTTGATGCATCTGTTACAGTCGCACCACTTGAGTGTGTTGCTGCAGTTGTACCGTTTGCTCCTCGTGTTAATCCAGATAATGTACCACCACTATTTCCAGTGTAAGTAATTAGTTCAGAACCAATCTGCACTGTACCGGAAGATGGAAAAGATGTTGAACTTGCCATAGTCAATGAAGTCACACTTGCGTTAATACCTGATGAAAGTGTTGATGTAAATTGTCCTTGTTGTACACCACCCCATGATCCAAGACCCCATCCTGTTGTTGCAACTTCTACTGCTGGACCTACTGAATAATAAAGTTTTACTCTAATACCACCTGATGTTGATGCACCAGATCCTGATTCGTTAGACGCCATTGTAACTGTTAGTGTAGTAGTTGTTGGTATACTTGCTACTTGAAATTTTTTGTTATCAAAATTATCTGAATTAAAATTAGAGTTTGTTATAGATGTAAAATTATCTAATAAAATTATATCGCCTTTGTTTGCATTGTGCGCTGAAGCAAAAGTTATTGTAACAGTTGCTGATCCATTAGTTGTAGAAAATGCACTTGTTAAAGTTGTTGTAGATTTAATTGGATGAATGTCGTAAAAAATACCACCAGAATATGCATACAATATTCTATTTGTACCAAGAGCTGCAAACTTAATACCACTAGCATTTACAAAATGATGAAGTGCAGTGTTACGTCCTGTAACATCAACTGATCCTAATTGAGCCCAACCACCTATTTTTTCTGGTGTACCATATCTAAATCTAACATTGTCCCCATCAACCCATTGGCCTTCACCACCAGTTGCTGTAACTTGTTTGTTAAACCCTGGTTGAAAATTTACTTTTTGTAACATATTAAAAACTTTTTATTATTTAGGGTTAGCAACTTTTATAGCTTTTATAGCCTTATACCATTCTCCTGTTTTATCGCCTTTGTCTGCGTCCATATCGTGATACAATAAATCTAATTGACTCTCGATGCTTCCGTAAGCTTTTCTTCTTATATCTAAAATAGTTCTAGCAAGTACAGCGGCATTAATTGTTAGACCCCATTCTTGACAATAAGTAAAATCATATCCAGACGGCACTTCATCTAATGCAGTTAAACCATCTAAATCATCTTGTGCATCTTTGCATACAAATAAGAAAGAACTACAATCTGGTTTCTGTGCAATAGTTGTAGTGTAAGATCTATCTATTGGATCATCTATTGTTCCGTAATAATTTTGATAAGCTGTGGCTGCTATACTATACAATCTCATCTTCTACTCCTTTAAGTTCTATTTTTAACATTGGATCAGTATTACCCATAAGTATTTTTGTTTCTTTAGGTACTAATCCTATTTTTTTTAATGCGTTCCAAGTATGAGGATTACTCATAGCATTTTTTAATTTTGCTGGAGAGGGTCTACCATTAGCAATCATTTCAGCTTGTATCTCTCTACCAATACTTACAGTAA